CCCGGTTTATCCGGGAAAGACCCTAGCCTAGTTCGTTAGAACCAAGGGCCGAGGTCAGTCCATGGGCCGTAAACGGCACCATCTCGTAGCTGGTATCTAGAAACCCTTCCCTGCCTTGGAGAAGCAGAGGAAGAATCAGAAGATACCGATCCGTCGCGCTGTCGATAGAGTAGCGATGCTACTCCACCGTAAAAGTTCGTCGGAAGACGATCTAATACGGGGATCGACTGCAACCTGAGCCCAGAGTAACCTTCCCAGCCGCCCCGTAAGGGAACGACAAAAGAAGACCTCTGAGCCTCATCCCAGTTCGATACTATTCCGTCGGGGTCTCCTGCATGAGCAGGGACCCTAACGTGATTAGAAATCGACTTAGGGAGCTCTGACACGATACGTTTCCAGGTCCCAAACAGTCGACGATCGCAACCAACAAAGTTGCAACGCCGATGAGCGAGACGACGGATACGATTAGCCAGAGTGAAGAGAGAAGGAACTCTCTCAGGAACCTCTTTAAGGAAGAGGGGACGGACGTCATGCCCATCATAATAGTCCTTGCCACACGACTCTCTGAATGGACCCGTCGAGAAGGATTTAGCCGTGTTAAGGCTAAATCCACAAAACTCGAGAGTCTTCTTCAAAGTTTCGTAAGCTCGGACAGGAATTATGATATCGTCACCGTATACTCGTAGTACTTCGAGAGTACTCTCGGCACCAGTGACTTCACACGCTGCGGCTGCGAGCCCCCAAAAGATTAGGGACTCCAGCTCAAACGTGAAACCATTCCCCATTGAGGAGAACTTCTCATATAAAATCCACCGTCCATCTAGCTCACCGACTTTTGATCGGCAAGCGTCCATGGCTGCGAACCACTCATCTGGGATGAGATGTCGCACTAATTCCTTTGCTACAGTATCTGAAGCAGAGGATAGGTCGATAGTACAGAGAGAACCATCGATCGAACCCTGATAGGCCATTCTCTGGTTAGGAGTCTGGTCATCAAGATCGATACCAACGAGCTTTAGCTTTCGACGCAGAAGTTTACCTAAGCCCAGCTGGGCATAGATATTCATCAGCGGCTCGATTGCTATCGCCCGATGGGTGATGGCGGTTTTAGGCACAAACGCTACTCGGTTACCTGGAACAGGAGAAAATGATTGACTTGAAACATGGACGGGAAGTCCACATTCTACGCCAGTCACACTCCTCGCCCACCACGGTGCACTACTAAGTAGTACCACCGCGGGCTCCAAAAAGTCAAAGGTGACTGATGGAGAGACTTGCAGCTTGTCATAAACAGACGTGAGTCCACTCGCCTCGGGGTGTTTGAACACTCCTGGGCCAAAACGACAAGCATGAAGCCATGACTCGTAATCTAAGGAACCAAGCAAACTCTTTATTTTACGTCCAGCAGTCTCAATGACCACTGCGACGTCGCTTGCCCTTTCGGGGGCGAGAAGATATTGCCTAATCCTCTGATTAGTCTCCTTGCACTGCTGCTCAGCGAGAAGAAACTTCTCGTGAGCAGTCTCTTGTGGTTTCAGCCCCGCGTTTTTGAACGGGACCTTTTTGAGAAACGAGACGGCTTGATAGTCGTCACGAAACCGTAAAGGATCTGAATACCACGCAGGATGGATGGTCTTAGAGCAAAGCTCTTTGATTTCACCATAGCGCAAAAGAATCTCACAGCTAAGTGAGACAGGAGTGTCAAGTGCTTCATACAAATCAGTAGCAACACGGTTCAAGAAACGGTCGCCGTCAACTTTGAAACTCTCTGTGCTCGCGCACAGAGAACCAAAGAGACTTCGAGTCCACTTTGGTGATCGATTCTTCATTGGAATACGCCTTAATTAGGTGCTGTTTGAGACAGCACGGAATTAAGTTCGCTACTCATCTGGGACAAAATCCCAAGAAGAGTAGACCTAAAAAGGTCAAATCCAACAATTCCTACAATCACCTCCCGTTCTTCCAATATCCGATTATAAAGTCGAGATAAAGTGAGTTCGGAAACACTATAGAGGACATCAAGCCCGTCAATAGCGGAAGGAGTCGAAATCTCCAACTCGTAAGAGTCGAAGAATATATCGTGCAACTTCCACGAATTGGCTTGCTTTTGAATTCCGATAGTGAATGAACTATCAGTATCGCACTGAATAGACATGGTGAAAAGTTTCCTTTTTAAGTAGGAATAGCGCCAGTTTCAGCAGCGGCTTTAACGATAGCCTGTGCAACCGCTTCTTTAAAGCGAGCATAAGCTTCGTCAACAACCGACACTGTCAGCTTGGCGGGACGAAGAATCTCAAAGTTCATCGTGACGGTACCATCAAGAGCACCCGTGGTGCCATTGACCACAGGAAGCGTGAGCTTCCCGTTCGTACGATAGACTCCGTTCACCTTATCCGTCGGGATCTTACGACCCATCCGGAATCGGGTGGTCCCCAAAATAGACGTAGCGCCACTTTCGATCCATTCAACGGCATCGGGTTCAACCGAGTACACGTTGAAAGTCACGTTAGCGGCGGCGTTGTTTTTGAGGGTGAGATCGGCAGCTGCTGCCATTTAAACTTCTCCAGGGAATGGTCCAAAGACCAGGTTAAGTTAGTTAGACTAACTCCAACGGCCTCTAATCAGAGCCAATGCGGACGTCATTCGCTTGAAACCAAGCGCTTGATGATTCACAGGCACTGATAAAGAGGAAAGGCTCACATTAGGAATCGACCTGATATAGTCGCGTTGCTTACAGTCGCAATATCGTCCACCAGCAACATCTATACGACTACCTCCAGAAGTTACGTTAGTAACATTTGGAGCGGTCATGTAGAAGTTGGTGTCAACGACAGAGCTAAGTACGCTACGACGAATCGTCAGGCCGTCGAGAGCAGATATAGCAGTTAGATAGTCTCCGACTGATACAAACCAGTCAAAGACAAAACTGTA